AATTATATATCAAGAATTTCCGCTCCATTACAATCTCGACTGAAACCAATTAATTTTGATTTTTCTAATGTTGATGTTAGAAAACCTATGATTAAAAAAATAGCTAATTATTTGATGACAATAATTAAAGAAGAAGATTTTAAGTATGATGAACCAAAAACCATCTTAAATTTAACAAAAGAATATTTTCCTGATATAAGAAAAATGTTATTGATGATGGAAATGGCAAATGATGAATATGGTGTTATAAATGAAAATGTATTTAAATTAAAATATTTGAGTGAAGAGTTTTATGAATTCATTTTAAGTAAACAATTTACCAATGCTAGAAAATATTGTATTGATAATAATATTAATTACGATGAAATATATTCTATATTGAAAGAAAATCTTTTGGATAGTGGTAGAATTGAAAATACGAATTCAAGATGTAGTTTATATTTAACATTAAATCAATATGATTATCAAAATAGATTTGTTGTTGATAAAGAATTAAATTTCGCTGCATGTTTACTTGATATATTTAAGGAGATTTAAATTAATGAATGTGAATTGGTTAATTGAAGATTGTAATTATGATAAAAGTGTTGATTTATTAATTGATGAAATAAAAAACCAACACTTTAATTATAAAAAAATTAAATATGCTGATATTGATACTGTGAATTTATTTGATAATAATGATTGTGTGGTTGTTCAAAGTTCAATGAGATTTGCAGAAAAAATTAAAAAAATTAAAAATTGGATTCCGGGTGTTTGGTTTACCAAAGAAAATTATGAGTGTATTAGTTATTATGATATTTATAAAGATTTTTTATTTAATTCAGATTTCATATTTTCTTCTGTTAAGGATATTAGTGAAAATAGAAAATTTTATTTTGAAAAATATGGAAAAGAGAACAAATTATTTATAAGACCTAGTAATGGATACAAATCTTTTACTGGCGCACTATTTGATTAGATATTTTTGATTATAAATGGGTTTATGTTGAAATGTTTTCTAAACCTGATGATATTGTTATAATGTCTTCTCCAAAAATAATAAAAGCTGAATATAGATTTATTATTGCTAATAATGAAATAATAAGTGGGTGTTTATATAATTTAAACAATGAAACCATATTTAAAAACAATTATCCTATAGAAATTGAATATTATATTAATAAAATTTTAAACTATAATTCAATACACAATTGTGCTCCTGATCCAGTATGGGCATTGGATATTTGTCAAGGAAAAGATAATAATTATTATTTATTAGAAATTGGTTGTTTTAGTTGTTGTGGGTTATATGAATCAAATTTTAAAAATATTGTGTCTAAAGTATCATCTATTGCTGAAAATGAATGGTATAAATATAATAAAACGGAGAAATGATTAATGGAAATTTTATTTGTTTGTAATAAAGAAAATGATGAAATATATAATAATTTTTTGGTTCCTTCAATAAACCGATTTAAGTTTAAATGTTTGCAGATTGGTGATAAAGAAAACCCAGAAAACACCAAAAAATCATTAACGGAAAAATATAATATTGTCTGTAATATTATAAAAGAAAAAAATTTATTAACAAAAAATGATGTTGTTATTTTTTGTCACGAAGATGTGAATATTTTAGACAATTTTTTTAATGAAAAAATTAAAATGATATTTGAACAAAAACCTGAAGTTGGTATTGTTGGTATTGTTGGAACTGAAATAGTAGATACGTCTGGTTTTTGGATGGAAGATGATAAATTTCCAAGAGGTCATATTGTGATGGGTGAAAATGTTAATGACCCTGGAAAAGGAAAACATGAAGTGTTTGGAACAATTGGATATTATGATGATATAGTTAATGTTGACAATTGCTTTTTTGCCGTGAGATATTCTTTGTTTGAACAAATGTCATTTGATACAAACACTTTAATTGATGATAATTATTTTTATGCGGCAGATATTTGTATGCAATGTTTAAAACTAGGATTTAAAATTGCTGTTTCAGATATAATGATTTTTCATAATTCTGATGGCATAAAATCTAAAGAAGAAAATGAAGAATACAAAAAATCAAAAGACTTGTTTTTTGAAAAATACAATAAATTTGAATATCCAATTTCTATAAATAATTTTGAGTTTGATAATAGTGAAATATTAAACATTGAAATTTAAGGGATAATAATGGACGAAAAAATAGATTTGTTTTATTTTTTAAAAGCAATGACTGTCGATAAAAAAAATTTGGATTTTTCAAATGAAGAAATTGAAAAAAAATATGATGTGTATATGATCAATCGATATGTTTCAATGGTTGAATGTTTTATTCCTTTGATTAATGAATTAAATAAATATAACATGTCAAAACAATCGCATTACAATTTATTAAAAAATTGTTTACCTAATCAAAAATTATACTTCAAATACATTAAAAAATCTAAAGATTTAACCTTGAATGAAAAAAAATATATTGCATATTATTATAGTGTGGGTTTAAATGAAGCGGAATTATATATAAAACATTTAAGTGAAGAAGAAATAAATACGATTTTAAATGTATATAAGTATGGAAAAAATAAATTTGTTGATATTTAGAACGGTGATAATGTTATGAGTGAATTCATAAGTTTTTATGAGGACGATAAAAAAGAAATAAAAAAATTGAATATTAAAGAATTCAGAGAAAATGGATATCTTCAAGAATTAAATCGACAATTCCTTCATCCATTAGGGTTAGCACTGGAAATTATTATTGATGATGATGATAATGAAATATTAGGTGGAATCTGGGACTATAGAAATGATGAAGAAGGAATATTATATGATATCAAAAATTCCGATTCATTCAGAATAAACACATTTAAACAAAAAGAAAAATTCATTAAAGATGAATTAGAAAAAAGATCAATATTAAGAAAAGATAAATTGGGATTTATTATAGAACCTATTTTATGATAATTTTTATCGATGGAGGAATAAGTAATGAAAATTAATAAGAAATTAAAATGTGTTCATTGCGGCGATATTGTTGAATGTACAGAATCGCATTGTGTGAAAGTTTGTTCATGTGGAAAAGTTAGCTTAAACGGAGAAATAATTACTGAAGGTGCATTAGGAAAAGATTATGTTGATGTTTCTCCTAAACTATTAAATGAATAGAGGTGTACATGCAATGTATTAACTGCGGTTCAACAGAAACAATAAAAAATGGTTTTAGTCATTTAGGAAAACAAAGATATAAATGTAAAGTGTGTTCGTTAGAAGTTATTCCTGATGAAGATTTAGAATTGATAACTCAAAATGTTCAATTGGCTAAACAAAATCAAAAGATACAAGATTTAAATAGAATTGAAAGAAAAACATTTCGTGATTATGCCAGACTCGAAAATAGTTTTAGTGAATATATTAAAGAATTAAGAACAATTTTTTCAGAAAAGAAAATTCCGGCTGTTAAAGTTCATCAGTCGAAAAATCCAACAACGGCAATTATTCAAATTTCTGATACACATTTTAATGAAATTGTTGATATTGTTGGAAATAAATATGATTTTAAAATTGCATCAAAAAGGCTTTATAATTTTGCAGAAAAAATCATTTTATATTTAAAAGCCAATTCAATTAAAAATGTGTATTTGGTTATGACTGGTGATTTAATGAATTCAGATAGGCGTGTTGACGAATTATTATCTATGGCCACAAATAGAGCAAAGGCAACGTTTTTATCTGTTAAATTGTTGTCGCAATTTATAATGGATATTAATAAACATGCAAACATTAATATCATTAGTGTTACTGGAAATGAATCGAGAATTAGAGAAGAATCATCACATATTGATTCATTAGCAACAGATAATTTTGATTTTATTATTTATGAAATATTAAAATTATTATTTAAAGACAATAAAAGTGTTAATTTTGTAAGTGGTGATAGTTTTGAACACATTTTTAATATAAATAATATTAATGTTTTAGCAGTGCATGGTGACAAATTAGGTCAAATGAAATCTCCAGACATATCAAAAACTATATCAAAATGGTCATGTAAAGGATTTAAAGTTGATTTAATTTTATGTGGACATTTACATGAAACTAAAATTACCGATTTATTAAATAGGTGTGGGTCTTTGGTTGGTTCTAATGCATATTCAGATCACGGTCTAAATCTCTATGGTAGAGCAAGTCAGAATTTATATATAATCTATGAGAACGGTTCACGAGATTCAATTAGACTTGATTTACAAGATGTTGATGATAATAATAAAATGTATGAGATTGATTCGGATTTAGAAGCATATAACGCAAAATCACTGTCAAAAGTTAAAAAATTGAACAAACTTTAAAAAAGGAGTTTTGATGATTACACCAATGTATGATCAAATTGTTGTTGACATGAAGAAAGTTGAAGATGAAAAACTTAAATCAGGACTTATTATTCCTTCTGATGAATGGACAAAGCCCTATAATGAGGGGACGGTTTTAGCTGTGGGTGATGGATATAAACTTGAAAGTGGTGAACTTAGACCATTAAAAGTTAAGGTTGGTGATGTTGTTCTGTTTAGAAAGGCTACAGAAGTTGAAGTTAAAGATAATGATGGTAAAAAATATTTTATTACTTCTGAAGCAACAATTCTTGCTATTAGATAAAAATTTAAAACTTAGAGTTAATAATTTATTAGCTCTAAGTTTTAAAAGGTTAATAATATAATTAATGATAAATTAATATCTAATGTTGTTAGTATTCAACAAAATAAAATAAATATAAATGATATAAAAAAACATATTATGAAAGGAGTAGTATATCGTGTCTGATATAAAACGAACATTAGATAAAAAACATTATATTTTAAAGGAAGAAGATTTTAGAAATTTGGGATTTAAAAATATTAATATTTTAATAAATAAACGCCCAATATCTAAATTAGGAAAAGATTTAATTTTAATAAATAAAATTTATATTTATGAAAATTTAGATGATATTAAAAAAGAAGAGTGGTTAAAAGATCTTGATGTTATTGGAGGATATTTAATTTTAATGGATAATTATTCTGAAAGTTTAACAAAAGTATTTGAAGGTGTCTCAGACAATTTAATTTTTGTGGATAATATAAACGATGGTGAACAGTTTGAATTTAGGTGTTTTTAATATTATAAAAAATTGAGGATTGATTATGAAACATATCATTCTTGTTTCCGGAAAAATGCAATCAGGAAAAGATACATTGGCTGAATTTTTGATGAAAGATTTTCAAAAATTGAATATGTCCGTTTGTGTGGATTTTTTTGCTAAAGATTTAAAAGAGTGGTGTAAAGAAGATTTTCAACCAATTGCTAAATATCTAAATGGATATACAAAGAAATTAAAATCATTAATCACGGTTTTTTATGATTTGAATTTTAATGATAAAGGACACCTCAAAAATATCATTAATCAAATAGATCAATTAAAAATTAAAGATGAAAATTTCTTTGAACATAAAACTGAAATAACTAGATTATTATTACAAATATATGGAACTGATATTTTTAGATCAAGAGTCGATACCAATTGGTGGGCAAAAAGAGTAAAAGATCGCTGTAAACATATGACTGATGATGTTGTAATAGTAAAGGATGTTAGATTTCCAAATGAAATTGAAATATTTTTTGAAGAGTTAAATCAATCTGAATTTAAAATCATTCCTATTAGAGTTGAAAGATCGTCCAGAAAGACCGTTAATGCCTCCCATGAGACTGAAATTGCCCTTGATAATTGGAGTCAATGGGAATATGTCGTTGATAACGATGGTGCCTTAAATGACCTTCAAAATGCTTCTAAAACGATTATAGAAGATATACTAAATATATCTTGACTTTTTGTATGTTATTTATTATATTGTTAATTCAAGATTTATGAATTGTGAATATTTAAATGCCGGTCAGTCGTTCAACTGGTTAGGACTTCAGATTGTGGATCTGAGAATGGGAGTTCAATTCTCCCCGCCGGAATATTTATTTTGTTGTTATTAAGGATTATAAATGTGGAGTATAATAAAAGAAATAACAATTTTTAAAAAGTAAAATATATTATGTCAGATTGGAAAGAAATATACGTTGATCAATATCATCCACTTTGGAATAGTATTTTTTCCAAAGCCATTAAAGACCCTAATATGCAATATGATAAAGATAAACTGAATAAATTAATGATCATAACATTAAAAAAAGACAACATAAAATATAAAATTGATATTAAATATCAGGATGAAAATCAATCAAGTATTAGTGTATTTAAAAATATAGAAAATAAAACAACAGAGGTTTGCACTCTTAGCTCAGTTGGATAGAGCTACGGATTTCTAATCCGTAGGTCGTTGGTTCGATCCCAACAGAGTGTACCATTTTTAAAAGGAGTTTAATATGCAGAATTCGGTGAGTTCAGGTGGTGGAATAGGTTTTGGTGGATTGCTTACAATTCTTTTTATTGCGTTGAAATTGATGGGGAAAATCACATGGTCGTGGTGGTGGGTTTTGTGTCCTATATGGGGGTCTGTAGCACTGGTAGTGGCCTTTGTTATTATTGCGTTTATTATCGCTATACTTGCACAAGTATTTAAATAAAGGATAAAAATATGAAAATTGGTGATATTGTGGTTTTAAATAGTGGTGGCCCTGACATGACAATAATTGGGGTAACTGGTGATAAGGCAACAGTAGTTTGGACAAGCGAAACTAATATGATTATGAGAAATACTTTTCCTGTTGTTTGTTTAAAATATAGTATATAAAAGTGATAAAAGTATTAAAAGATATTAGAACAATTTAATAATTTAAAAGATATAAATAAATAAGAACAATTAAAATAAGTAAAGGAGAAACAATAAAATAGTAATAATAATTAATTTTAAATTTTTATTAAAGGGTCGATGATTTATATAATTAGGTTGAAATTACCGTAGAGGGTTAAAACGTAATCAAACTGAATTTTTAATATTAAAGAGATGACACCCCATAAAATAATGATTATATAATAGACTACACAAAAATAATAATATTTAAAATTAACAAAAAGTAAAAGTAATCCAAAATGAAAAGATTATTTCTGATCTATTGGATAGAGGGTTTGTGTTGAACCCAATAAGAATTCAGCCTTATAAATAAAACGATTAAAAATTTTAATACTTTTTATTAATTTTTATGGTTTTGATAACATAAATGATGATATTAGAAACTCAAAAATATTTACAAACTAAATCTCTTAATGATTTAAAATCAGAATTGGGGATATCATATTCTGAATATAAATCATTGGTGGTTTTAAATTATTCTCTAATAGATTCACCAAAGTTTCACCCTATTGTTTTAGAGTGTCGCGGGTTAATATTGGAAAAAGATACCTGGAAAATTGTATCTTTTCCATTCAAAAGATTTTTCAACACAGATGAAGACCCGAACCTAACTTTTGATTATTCTAATGCTGTTGGTTTAGAAAAACTTGATGGTTCATTAATTCAAGTGTTTTATTATAATGAATGGTTAATGTCTTCAAGAGGTCAGATTGAAAATAATTGCTGTGTACCAATGTCAAATCTGACATTTAAAGAGTTGTTTAACTTAACAATTAATGACGATTTTTATTCTAAACTAAATAATAATTATAATTATATATTTGAATTGACTTCTCCGGAAAATAGAATAGTTACAATATATAAAGATAGACAATTACATTTATTGTCTATGAGAAATATTGATACTTGGAAAGAATTAACATTAAATGAATTAAAAAGACAATCTGATATTATTGGTGTTCCTTTACCAAGAATTGTTAATTTTAAAGATAAAATTGATATAGTTGAATTATCTAAATCTGTTGCAACATTAGATGAAGGTTTTGTTGCTGTTGATTATAATGATCACGATGATATATCATTTAAAAGAATAAAAGTAAAAAATCCTTCTTATGTTGCAATTCAGCATTTAAAAGAAAATTCCGCAAGAAGTTTAAGATCATTGATAAGTCTAGTATATGAAAATCAACAAGATGAATTTTTATCTTATTTTCCTGAATTTCAAAATCATGTTGATTTAATAAAAGAAAAATATGACAATTATATAAATAATATTAATTTAGAAAAATCATCTATTTTAGATTATTTAAAAATAGACAAAAAAGAATACGCTTTAAAAGTTAAAAATTTTAAAAATCTGCCGTTTATGTTTAATCTTTATAATGGTAAATGTAAAACCTTTTTGGAATTTCTATCGAGCATTGAAAAATTAAAAGGAAGAAAATATTTAGAAAAATATTTGGTCGAACAATTAAAATTGAAAGATATTAATTTTTATGTTGAAGAATAGAATGTATTTAATATTGAGAGAAGATTTAGCATATAAGTATATTCAAGGGGCACATGCTTTATCTAAATTTGCGTTGGAATATCCCAAGCTATTTAAAGAATGGAATAATGGATATTTAATCTGTTTGTCTGTTTTTAATGGATTGACATTAAAAGAATTGGAAATTAGAATAAATAAAAGAAAAAGAAAATTTCAATATTCCTATTTTAATGAACCGGATTTAGAAAGTAAATTAAATTCAGCATTATGTGTTTTTGAAAATGGATCTGGTTATGTTAGTAGATTTGTTAAAACACTACAATTAGCCAAATAGGAATAATTATGGCCTTTATAAGAGACGAATTTTGTTATAAATGTAATAAAACATCATCACATGTTAATGGAAGATGTTCCGATTGTTTTGAAAAATCAGAAAAAGAAAGAATCAAACAGTGGGAATCTCAAACACTTGAAGAAAAATTGACAAATATTAGAGAACGATTAGAAACATTAGAAAGACCAATAACAAGAATATATTAAAATATCACGGCAGTGACGCAACGATAGCGTGTCTGATTTCCAATCAGATAGTTTCAGGTTTGAATCCTGACTGCCGTATATATTTGTTCTTTATATAAATACTTATAAAGGACATCAAATGAAAAAATGGGATTTCAGCAGATATGAATAATTTATAGAAAAATGAAGAATTTTTGCGAAAGTTTGCATTTTTAATAATGAATTAATGTGGTTGCTCGAAAGAAGACTTAACTCTCAAGGATAGAACATATACCTGTGATTGTGGGTTAAACATTGACCGAGACCTAAATGCTTCCATCAATCTCGAACATTATGGATTAGATAAACTTAAACATACCGTTAGTTCAACGGGAATCAAAGCCTGTGGAGAAAGTGTAAGACTAAATCAAGATTTGTGTTTTGATGAGGCAGTTTCTTTGAAGCAGGAAGAAAACAAGGTTTTTAGCTTATGCTAAATTTCTATAAGTTTTTAGAACGGAATATCAAGGAATATTTACAATCAATGGAAAAAGATTTTTGATAATACCAGAAAATGAAAAATTACACATTACCAATTGTTATGTTGATTCTATAATGTGCAATAAAAAAGATTATGATGAAAATTTTGAAACACTACAAACATATAATATTGGAAACGATTCACCAACAATTATATTTTTAGATGATATTTAATTGAAAAGGAGATTTTATGCGTAAAGGACACACAGAATTGATTTGTGTTATTGATAGATCAGGGTCAATGAGTTCTATTAAAAACGATGCTATTGGTGGATTTAATTCGTTTTTAGAAGGACAAAAAAAGGTTCAAGGAACGGCATCTGTTTCACTTATAATTTTTGATGATGAATATGAAGTTGTATATGAAAACAAAGACTTGTCTTTGGTTGAAAATCTTACTGATAGCACTTTTATCCCAAGAGGAATGACCGCATTACTTGATGCTATTGGTAAAACTATTAATTCGGTTGGTGAAAGACTTTCTAATACCCCAGAAGAAGAAAGACCTGAAAAGATTATGTTTTGTATTCTTACTGATGGTGAAGAAAATTCAAGCGCCGAGTTCACAAACAATAAAATTAAAGAGATGATTGATCATCAACGAGATAAATATAATTGGGAATTTTCATTTCTTGCCGCGAATCAAGATGCCTTTTCTACAGCTAGTAATATTGGAATATCACATCAATATACTGCAAATTTTATGGCAACATCTGATGGAATTCGGGGTGCATGTAAAACATTAAATAATCTTGCAGCTTCTTACAGAACAAATTAAGGAATAGTTATGTTTAATATTGATGATTTGTTTAATGATGAATGTGAGGTGTTAGCATTAAAAGATACTCTTTATAATGTTGTTTGTTATGATGTTGATTATGAAAAATTTAATGAGATTTTTAATAAAGAAACATTAAATCTTATATTTGATACATTACCATCAAACATTAAAGATATTAGTCTTCTATTTGGATTTTATGATACTGAAGTCAGGGACGAAATTTTTAAATTTTTTATAAAAAATAAAGAACTAGTTGAAAAATATATCACATTGAATAACAGTGAAACATAAGTTTCACATTTTATTTTTACTTAATTGAAGGAGTCCGTTTATGACCAAATCAAAATCCATTTACCCAAAAACCATTCAGAAGATGATTAAGACTGCTCATGCAAAGCATCTTTCATCGTATGAAACCGCACTGAAGATTAACAATTCAACCACAGCAAGAAAGAACAACTTGAGTTATAGTCCACGTTCTATTGCTATTGCTCTTGGTAATCTTACTCGCAATTATTCTTATTGGGCGTAATTCTAATAAAAAACATAAACAGTGAAAATCTGTTTATGTTTTTATTGACAGATAGCATAATTGGTAATGCACCAAACTGTTAATTTGGATTATGTAGGTTCAAGTCCTACTCTGTCAGCTTACATTTATTTAAGGAACTAAAAAGGATAAAAATTATGATTGTTTTAAAATATGAAAATGTTTTTTATGCTGAATCATTTAAAACAAATAACAAAATTGTTGTAAAAAGTAACATTAAAAATATTGATGATAGAGTATTATCTATAGAATTTTGTCCTGAAGATATTATTGATATAAAGGCATTATATGGGGTTGATTTAGAAAAATCCATAAAAGAATTTTGTAGGAACTATATGTTTTATAAAGAATCATTACTTGAAGGAAAAACTAAAGATCAACTGAGCGAATATTAATGAAGAAATTTAAATTAACAATAGATAATTTTTCAATTTCGTATGATTCTGAATATGGAATAGATCATAAATTTGGGTGGTCTGTTGTAGAATATAAAAGAATTATTTTTGAATTTGAACCAACATTATTTAAAGCAATCAAAAAATATTTAAAGTATAAAAAAGAAATTAAGAAAAATCCTTATAGATGTTCTAAATGTGGGCATCAATTGGCTTTTGTTAACTGTGCGTGTATAAATAAAGATTGTGAAACTTATTTTTGTGGATTTAAAAAAGGTAAATTATGAAATTAATAGAGATGATAAAAGATAAAAAGGTTAAATTTATTCATTATTGTGATAAAGAATTATGGTATATAGCCGAAAATGGATTTGAGTTTCCGGTGCCTATAACTGATATTGGGAACGCAACATTTTTAGCTGAAGATAAAGCAATTTATTTTATGCGATATATTAGGAAACATCTGGATATGATTACAAAAGAAAAGGCTAATTATGAAAATAATAAATAGAGAAGAGTTTTTAAAATTACCAGAAAACACTTTATTTTGTAAATATAAACCATGTTGTTTTGACGACATATCAATAAAAAATGAAAATGTTGGTGATATTGACTTTCGTGTTAGAAAGTTATTTGACGTGGATAATCATGATTCTAATGAAATGGTGGATATTTTATTTGATGCTGAAGAAACAGGAAACTATTTTAAATTACATTTCAACACAACATATCGGGATGGTTTATTTGATAAGGATCAATTATTTGCAATATTTGACAATGAAGAAATTTTACAATTAATTGAAAATTTAAAACGGTGTATTAAATGAACACATCATATTTTGATAAAATTCAAAATAATCCAAATGTCGTTTCTATTGCGGGTAGATGTCCAGATTGGTTTATTGGTAAACAATATAAAAAATTGGCACCTAAATATTGGTTCTTTAAAAAATTTAAAGATAAAAATGATATTCGTTATTTAGATCAAAAATTTTATATAGAAATGTATATGTGTGAAGTGTTGAATAAATTGGACGCTTTAGAAGTATATAATGACTTGGGTGAGGATGCTATTTTAACTTGTTGGGAAAAACCTGAAGAATTTTGTCATAGACATGTTGTTGCTAATTGGTTAAATAATAAGTTAAAATTAAACATCTCTGAATTATAAAATAATCCGAACTTTTTTACTAATTATATAAATACTTCTAAGAGAACTACCTTATGGGGGTTCAAAACTAAAAACAAACAAAAATCAATCTTAGGAGGGTTTTATGAGTATGCAGCCTTATGTTTTAAATCAACTTCAACATTTTTTCGACAAATCTGATTTTCTTTTCTCAAATGTGTTTGATCAAGGTTATCATTTTATTTCAGACGAAACAATTAAATATCCAGCAATTGATATGGCATATGATGATAAATTTTTATTTATTACTGTTGCTGTGTGTGGATTAAATAAAAAAGACATTTCAATTGAAATTAAAGATGATATTTTAAACATTAAACATAAACCGTCAACATTAAATACTGATAACAAAATAAACTATTTAAGACAGCGAATATCAAGAAAAGCATTTGATTTGTCGTTTAAAATTAGTCCTAAATGTGATACAGATAATGTTGATGTTAGTTTAGAAAATGGGGAATTAATCTTAAAATTTCCTGTAAAAGATATAAATAAACCAAAATCTAAACAACTTGAAATAAAATAATTAATAAAATCTCCTTTATTGTTTTATAAAATATATAAATACTTACATAAAGGAGATTTTTTATTTTGTTTAGAAATATTTTTGAACTACCTTTTAGGTTTATTTTTCCACAAAGACCCAAAATAATGAAATTACAGGTTTTGCGATTTAGTTCCCAGAAAGATTCTACATTAGGAATATTATATAATATTACTGATAAGAAAGAATTTTTGTGTTTTACTATTGAAGATGAATACAGAAAAGAAAAAATAAAAGGTAAAACTAGAATTCCAGCAGGAACATATGAACTAATATTGAGAACAGAAGGATCGTTTCATCAAAAATATTTAAAAAAGTATGGTTCTGAATTTCATAAAGGGATGTTGTGGGTAACAAATGTTCCTAATTTTGAATATATATTATTGCATATAGGAAATGATGATAGTAATACAGAAGGGTGCTTATTATTAGGTGATATGATTGAACAAAATATAACCAGAAAAGGTTATTTGAGTGCGTCTGAGATGGCATATAAAAGGGTTTATCCTCTTATAGCAAAAGCATTATTGTCTGGGGAAAAGGTTACAATAGAATATTTAGATTTTGATTAATATAAATACTAATAAAAGGAACATTATGAATTTTACTGAACATTATTATATCGATGAAGAACAATTAAATGAGGGGTTATTTGATTTTAAAAAATCACCTATATTAAAATTGTTGGGTGGTGCGTTAACAAAAGGTTGGAATTCAATAAAACCGACAACAATTAAATTGAGTAAGATATCAAATCTTATTGATCCAAGTAATATAATTCAAACAACGAAAAATGCTTATAATAAATTAATGCAAGTAATAACTGCGGATTTGTCTTTGTGGCGGGAAGAATCCGCTGATAAGGGTTTTGTTGATAAATTTGTATTGAAAGTTAAAACTCCTTTTATTAAAGATTTAAAATTTGGTGTTGTTGATGATTCAATGATACCTGAAATAAAAAAAACGTTTGGTTTGAGTAGAAGTTGGATTATAGATTCTATTAATGTTTACAAAACCACAAATGGTGGGAATATATTATTAATGGCTATTGTTGACCCTTATGAAGGTAAAATAAAGAAACCACAAAATTCTCCTAAGTCTCCTAGAAAAATTGAAAAAGAATATGTAAATAATACTAAATATTATATAGCATTAGATAAAAAAGCTGAGAAGTGGTTTATTAATAAAAAGAATGTACAGTATAAACAATATATTTCTATGTTATCAAATTATTCTTATGATCAATTGGCAAAAGAAATTGATGCTGAAATGAAAAAATACAAAAAAGAACTTGGTGTGTCGGATGAAACCAAAACTAATACGTCATTGCCCGATGCATATAAAGCAGAATTTACTAAACTTGATTATGATGCTATGACATCAATAGCACAATTTAATTTAAAACGTATTTTAGAAAAAAATGATAATTTTAAATCCGCTGAAAGAATTAAAGCAACTAAAAACATAAAAGATGGTTGGAGAATATTTACTAAAGATGGCGGGGCAATTTCAATATTTACGACCGTAAAAGATGAATATAAATTGACTACCAATGAAAAGGGTAAAGAAGCATTAGAAAAATATGATGTTACCGGAGCTAGGGATTTTACTTTAACTAAAATATAAGGAATTATCATGAACAACCAAGAATTAAATATAGCAAATATTTTTTTAAATGAAGCAGATGAAACTGATGCCGGAGTTGATTATGGTGCAGTTAAAATATTTTATTCTAATTTAGATTTAGAAACTAGAAAAAAAATATTAGATGCTATCGATGAATCTAATGAATATTTAAATGTGTTTACTGATGAAATAGTTAAAAATAAAATTGAAGAAGCATTTAAAAATAAACCCATAGTTATTCTTAGAGGCGAAGAAATTGTAAATAAGATGAATATTGATTTTTAATAAAAATAACCCTTGACTTTTTTACAAAACTTATTATATTAATTAAGATGAACATCATACTAATATTAAGCATACTTTTATTTATTACATTATTTTATTCAATTAGTACAATTGTTGATTTAAATAATAAAATAAAAAACCAAAAGAATCAGACAACTATTAACTTGGCCAGTTTTAAAGACGGATGTAGTGCTGGCTGGTTGAATATACAAATATGTCTATATCATATGTATAAAAATAATGAACTTTTAGATTTTGCTTCCCTAATTAATTCAATTTCTGATAAAACATATTTTTTTCAGAAAAACACGGATGAATATAAAAAATATCATAGTGAATATTTGACTATGATAAAAACCGCAAATTTAATTAAAGGTGTAACGATTGATCCTTATAATAATTAATTGTCTTGTTTTAGTGGGTATTGTGCTATTATATTTTAAGTCCAATAATTATAATTTGATTCATGATAATTTTAACATTTTACTGGATAAATTTATTAAAGTAAATCAGGATTATTACAAAGAACAAAAAAAGATTATTGATAATAATGTTGAAATATTTGAAAAACAAAAACGACAGTTTAATAATAGCTATTCTAGTTCAAAAAATTTAATTTCATCATTAGAAAAGTTAAACCAAAGTTATTTTCAAACATTAAATGAATTAAAAAACGCAAGTAGATCATTAGATAATAACAATAGAAATTTAAAAACAAACAATGACAATTTAAAAAATAAAATCACCATGTTAAATAAAAAAGGAAATTGAAATGCCAATTCGTGATTATCAATGTAATAAGTGTGGATTTGCCGATGAGTATATTGAAGGAAAACAAACCTCCGAAGAAATGCAACATCCTAAAATCTGCCCTAAATGCGGTGAAGGAAATATGGAAAATGTTTTTGATTTGAACGGACATGGTGGTTTTGACATTGTTGGATTTTGTTATATGAATACACAGGGAAAACATGCGTGGAAAAAACGAATGAGCGTAAGTGATCAAGCAAAGGTATTGGAAGGAAAGAAAAATCCTTATTAATTATAAAAAAAGAAAAATCATATCTTCAAGGAATTTCAGAAAAAATATTAAAAGATTTAGATAATGAAATTTTAAATCAAATTATTAATGAAAATAAAAAATTAAATTGTGTTGGAATTCAACCAGACCAATTTAACTCCAATATTATTTTAGGAAAAATAAATCATGAAATGTGACGATTGTAAATGTGCTATTGCAAAATTTGTTTGTCCAAAATGTGGAATGCGTTATTGTAGAAAATGTAATGATGAAACAATGGGTGTTTGTTTTTATTGCGCACCGGCATTAGAACCAATAAAGAAAAAAACAAAGAAAAAGTAATGGAACCTGTTTTAACCTTCATCATTTCTGAATATCCATTTTCCGTTGAGTTATATTATCAGAAGACATCATTTTCTGAATATATTTTATATTTAAAAATCGACAAAAGAGAAAAGAAAATACCAATTGATTTAGATTTTGAATCTTTAAGTTCTACCATAAACAAACTAAATGAAATCAAAGATAAATTACAAAATTCATATTTATCATTAACATTTCTTTATAACACAATAGCCGGTGCTGCTAAAATTAGTTCAACTAGGTTTTTCTAATGAAAATTGCTATTGATTGTGATAATGTTTTATTTAAAAATGATGTTGTTCATGATGTCATTAAAGAAAATAAAATTAATATTAAAGAGTGGTCGTGGAGTTTAAAAGAATTAGGATTAGTAGCACAAAAAGAATGTTTTGATAGATTTGATATGATAAATTATATGTGCTTTTTAAAGCCATTTAGAGGTAATCTGAGTACGGTTAAATTTTGGCACACTGAAGGTCATAAAATGTATTGTGTGACCTCCAGAGCATTAGGATTGAGTTTAAAGACAAAAGAAATGATACATCGATATTACCCTGAAATAATAGATGTTTTTGTGTGTGATTCTTATGATAAATCAGAAATATACTTAAGAGAAAAATTTGATGTTGTAATAGATGATAATCCTGAGAATATTAAACAAGCGTTGAAAGTTAGAAAAACAAAAGGGTTTTTAATATCAAATAGTAAAACACCTTACAATTGGAACTCTATGGATTATTTTAAAAAATACAAAAGAGTTTATGTTGCGAAGGGATTGAAGGATATATCATTGTAAAGATAATTAAGGAGATGTGATGGGTGTGATGTCGTGTGATAGAAATGGTTGTGATAATGTGATGTGTGATAGACATTCAGACAAACATGGTTATATTTGTTATGAATGTTTTGATGAATTAGTTAAAAAAGGCGCAATGCAGAATATTAGTGAATTTATGAAGTCAAACAAAGATGATAGTCTATATTCAGATTTTGCAATTGATATATTTGAAAATGAATTTCCAATAATTAATTATGACTTATAATTTAAATTCAGTAATAGATAATGGTTTTGATATTAAAAATACTTTTGATATCATTATTAATTTTTATGACCCACATAAATCTAAAAATCTAAAATCTAAAATATTAGATGTCACCAATACATATTTTTGGAATGATGATAATAAATATATTATATCTAAAAGTAGAAATTTAACTGGTTATGTTAAGGATAATAAATATAATATAATTCTTTTTGAACCACCAAAAAATAAAAAATTTGAAGAAGAAACAAATTATTATGCTGAACAGTTTTTTAAATTGTTATATAATCCCGGAATCTTAATTGTAAAAACAAATGATTTTAGATATGATGGAAAATTAAAAGGATCATTTGATATTAAAACTATTTTTGAAAATAATAATTTTTATTTGTATGATAATATCATTTATAAAAACTCAATTTATTTTGATTATAATTGCGACAATAAACAATTTACAACATGTTCAAAAATAATTCATTCTAATTTTTTAATATTTAAACAAAAGTCTTCTGAATCTTTAAATAATTTATTAGAGTAATTTCATCATCATTTTCTTTAAATGTGTTTTTTATTTTTCCAAATATCTGATGTGAAGAATTTATTGTTAATTCCGTGCTTCCTGTCCATTGAATAATATTTCCTTCTTTGTCTGAAAATCTCAAAGGATTATTGTTTATAACAGTTACCTTTTTAGTGAATGTAGATTTTGCTCTGCCTATAGATTTACTATTTTTAATTGTTGGTTTTATAATAACCACCGGCTTAGTTTCAATTATCATTTCAGGTTCACGGTTTATGTCTAATTGTTTTGATTTTTTTGCCATTTCTGATATGTCTCCTTTCATATAAGTATTTATAGTTTTTATTATTTTTCTCTTGCATTTATCATTACCATTTATTATATTATTATTATTAAATTGATATATTTTAAACTATAAATGAAGGAATATATTTTATGAATAAGTCGATTATGTTTCATTGCTGGAGACCGATTTATGTTTCAAGAACAAAAAAATTAACCGTTGAGGGTATTATAACTAAAACAAAAGTTTCTGAAATTAAAAGAGATAATAAGGGAAAGGTCATAAAGACTCAACCTACACATACTATTATGTTTAAAAAATTTGGAACACAAGAATTACTTATGACATATTCAGTTTCTCATTCCAATGTTGATGTGTTTTGTAAAACAGAAGGAAAACGTATTGCTGAAGATCGTATGAAAAAACTAGAAAAAATTATGGATGGTGGTTCTGATGCAGGATTTTCCATTTTTGGTGGGGATATACATATAACATTACCACATAAAGTAATAAAAACTTTAAATTATTATGTGAATTGTGCAAAAAAATATTATAAAATTTCTGGAGAAGTTGAATTAATTTTATTACCAACAAACACATTTCACAACTTATTTGATTTTTTAACATTAATAATATAAATACTATAAAACAGTGTGTAGCTCAGATGGTAGAGTCCGTGACCTGGGATCACGATGTCAGAGGTTCGACCCCTCTCACACTGATTTTTAATTGTTTCTATGTCTATAATATATAAAAATAAATTGTATAATTCTAAAAGTGATTTAGTAAGAGCTTTACTAATCCAAAAAGAATTTAAAAAATTTCATATAGCAAAAATCGCAACGGTGTCACCGTCATTAGTTGATAAAGAATATAAATCATTATTGAAATATAATATTATTGATGACTATTACAAAAATTTTAAATCTAATAAAAAAACAATTCCCGACTGAAATGTTTATTTTTCTATTTTCAGTAGTTGGAACATTTTTAGTATCTTCAAACAAATTTGAACTTTATGGTTTTTTGTTGTGGGTAATTGGAAATGTTTTAGCTGTTTTATTTTTCTATAATAAAAAAATGTTCATAATGACACTACAGTTTTTTATTTATTTACTTTTAGCCATTTATGGAATTATAGTGAGGATATCATGAAAAAACAGTCTAGTTTTACAGAAATAGGACAATTTCGAGATGTTATTAGAAACATCATTAAAACTGCACAATATGTTGGATTGGATGATGATGGAAAAGCTATTTATGATAATACATTAATACCACCAATTATAAATTTTGTTGGAACGGTAAAATGTCACGGAACAAATTCATCTGTGTGTATTAATTCAGAAAATGAATTTTGGGCACAATCAAAAGATCACATCATAACCCCACAAAAAGATAATATGGGTTTTGCTTTTTTTGCTGAATCAAAAAAAGAAATATTTTTAAATATGTTTGATAAAATAAAAGAAACTCATATTGAAGATTATACTGATAAAACTATCTCAATATTTGGAGAATTTTGTGGTGGTAATATTCAAAAAAACGTTGCTATAAATGGTCTTCCAAAAATGATGATTATTTTTGCTGTAAAAATAACTAATGGAACTGATGCATATTATATTAAATCAGATTTGTGGAAAGATTTTTCTGATCACAATAATAATATTTATAATATTTATGATTTTCCATCATTTTCTATTGATATTGACTTTAATGCGCCAAAGTTATCACAAAATAAATTAATCGATTTGACTACAGAAGTAGAAAAAGAATGTCCTGTTGGTAAATATTTTGGTAGAAAATTGGGTGAAGATAATACAATAGGCGAAGGTATTGTTTGGGAGGGGTGGTTTAAAGATCGTAGATATATTTTTAAAGTAAAGGGTGAAAAACATTCATCGACTAAAGTAAAAAAATTGGCTGAAGTTGATACTGAAAAAATCAAATCCGTACTGGAATTTGTTGAATATGCCGTTACTGAAAATAGATTAACTCAAGCAATAGAACAAGTGTTTATTGTTAATTCAGAAATTCCTGATATAAAAAGAACAGCAGATTTTCTTAGGTGGATTGTTAATGATGTTATAAAAGAAGAATTAGATACATTAAACAATAATAATTTAGAACCAAAGGATGTTAATAAAGAAATTAGTATAAAAGCAAGAAAATGGTTTTTTGACTACTTAAATAATGCTTGTGGATTATAATATTCATTTCATTTTTAAATAATTATTTTAACTCTAATTGGGAGGTACTGTTTATGTTTAAAATTTCACAAAAAACAATCAAAACTATTACAAAGGCGGCAATCTTTATTTTTGTTCTTATGGTTTTTAATCCTATTGTATTTATCCAATCTCATGAAAGAGGATTAAAATTTACAATGGGAGCAATTTCAAATAAAATTTTAGATAATGGTATTCATTTTAAAGTTCCATATATCCAAAAAATTGAATCTGTTTCAGTGCGCCCAATTCAAAAGGATAATAAAATTGAAGTTGATAAAGATGGTGCTATTACAAAAGACAATCAAACTATTGGCGCAACTATGATTATTTTTTATGTGTATCAACAGGACAATTTGGTTAAAATGTGGAAAGATTACGGAGAAGATAAAATTGCTAGTTTAGTCACATCAGCAACAAAAGAAAGTTTTAAAAGTACAATTGGAACATTCACAATATTTGAACTTCCGTTTACTCAAGAAAAAACTCGTAACAAAACACTGAAAGCCATTAAGAAAAAATTAGCAATTTATCCAATTGATATCACTGAATTTAGAATCACAAATTATGATTGGTCAGGTGAATTTGATACACAAATACAAAATACTATGAAAAAGGCACAGGAAGTAAAACAGAAAGAACAAGAAGTTAAAATTGCAGAACTTGAAGCACAAAAATCAGTAAAACAAGCAGAGGCGACTAAACAATCTAATATAACTATTGCTGAAGGTAATAAAATTGCGACACAATTGGCCGCTGAAGCTAAAGTGTTAGAGGGTGAAGGGTTAAGAAAATATAATGAATCTATTAGAGCAACACAAGATATAGAAATTAAATTGCGACAATTAAACATTGAAATGTGTAAAATTGAAAAATGGAATGGTGTTTATGTGGCAAACAATAATTATGGGCCTATACCAATTCAAAATGGTTATATTCAAGGCAAATAATGTCATCTATCTTACCAATTGAACAATCTGACCCAGAATTATCAGACCTATTATTGTGGTATTATAATTCTGGGATTAGAAATAAAAATATAAATTTAGATTCTATACCTATTAATGTTCCTATTATAAAAGAAAAAGAAATTGGAAGAAATGATTTGTGTGTTTGTGGAAGTGGAAAGAAATATAAAAAATGCTGTTTGATAAAATAGTTCTTGACTTTTATAATGAAATAAATTATATTAGAATTATGATTAAGAAAATTAAGAAATCAGAACAATATTTAAGAGAATTTGAATTGATTTTAAAATGTGAAACTAATAGTAATCAAACAATTAAAAATTACATGGGAGCATTAAAATCTTTTTTGATTTATTGCCAAGGAAAAATTGGTGAACCAAAAGAATTAATACAACATTATATTGTTGATAAATTAAATGATAAATCACCAAAGACAATAAATCTTAATCGTGCAGCAATCGTGAAATTTTTTAAAATGATAAAGAAAATAGATATTTCTTTGATTGATGTTCCTAGAAAAAGACAAAACAAAAAATTAATAAAAATTGTTGATAAGAATATTATTATGGCTGTAATAAAAGAAACAAAAAATTTAAAACATAAATTACAATTATCATTATTGTATTGTTGTGGTTTAAGATTAAATGAACTGACAAATTTAAAAATTGAAAATATCATTTCTAATAACAATAACTATCTATTATTATTAAATAAAACAAAAGGTGATAAAGAAAGAATAATACCCATTCCAGAATCTATAAAAATTTTATTATTAGAATTTACAAAAAATAAAAACAATTCAGATTATATTTTTTCTGGTCAATTTAATGATAATATAAGTAAACGATCAATTCAGAAAATAGTTAAAAATTCATTTATTAAATATGGTGTTAATGTACATCCTCATATGCTTAGACACACATTTGCAACGGAACAATTAAATTCTGGACAAGATATATCTAAAGTTCAAAATTGGTTGGGACATGAAAATATTAATACTACTATGGGGTATATTCATTTAAACAATAAAATTTTATCAGAATCAACTGATCTATTAAGGTGTATATAAATGCGTGTTATACGCACCTTTGTTCGTATAACAAGTAGTTGGTTTCAATTGCTGGCCGATTATAGGCCGGGCGTAAAGAAAGGAATACTATGTCAGCATGGTCTTTACAATGTGATGTATGGCTAAGCCGAAGTAGCACACCTGATGCTCCAAGTGCTAGAATGGCATTTGCGGCGGGATGGAACGCCCGACAAGAACTGGTTGAAGCCAGCAACTCCGCTGAGGAAACGCGGCCCGTTGGGGAAACCAACAAACAAATGGAGGCGGCGTTTACCTGTGCGTTAACTCGGTTGCATGAACAGGAGTTTATCACTGTTGACATTGAACAGTTGCCAGAAGTTGCCGAACGCCTAAATGCCTATCTAAAAAAGGCAATGCAGTCGTAATGGGCACTTCGCCATTTGTCAAACGTTGTGTGCAATTTAAAAAATATTTGTATTATAGTTTTTCGCCAAAGAGGTAAAAATGAACGCTGAAACTTTCAAAGCTGCTTTATTGGAAAATGATAAAAAAGATTATGGTTTGTGTCCTCCGCCTCTGGACGCACAAAAGGGGTTGAATATTTTAATTGAACACTTTTTGGGTAGCGATTGGTATGTTGTTATGCCGTTGTGTACTGAACAAGTTAATGCCGAGGCGGTTTATGAAATTTTACGCAGGCATGGCGAAAAAAGGAGTATATGGAAATTTTTTCAACAGCACACAACAAACGCATTATGTTCACTTCGTAAATTGCGAAGCGCAACTTCATAATGCGTCGGACGTTGTTTGCAATTTCACTCTTAAATTTATTATAGGAGTTTGCCATGCTTTACGTAAAACAGCTTGTAGATCTTATCGAGGAACATTGGGGGCGAGAAATTGATTGCTACCCACCAACTGAGAACGCATGTCAAACTCTGAAATCCGCTGTACTCGCTCAACAGACAAACAACAGCGCTATGGCCCAATTGCTTTGTGACATCAAAGATCATATCGATACGGGGTGTATTGTTGGAAATAGCGATAAGTTATATGAACGGCTAAAAGTTGCAGTCTTAACGCAACAAGGCCAGTAGCGCAAACGTTGTGTGAAAATTTGTAAACTTTTTATTTTTGGAATTTTTCGCAAAAGGATTTGTTTATGAATAAAATATTATTGTTAATTGTTGCTTTGCTCGTGTCGTGCTCTATCGAGTTTGACCGTTCTAGTGTTGTTTATAAAGAGCGATTGCCTTCAACAGACGTTGACGATTGTAAGTACACAGTAAGAAACTTTGGTTTTATTAGTAAGCCATATTCCATTGTAGCACCTTGTGACTGTTGGAATGTTGACGACACTTTAAGTAAGTGGTATCATCTGGCGAAAAATAATAATATTGAAGTTTACAAATCAACACACAACACGCAAATGGACGAAACCGCTTAATAGGCGCGGTGTTCGCCAGTTTTCGGAACGTTGGTGTCAAGTTTTAGAAAGGCTTATATTATATGTCAAATTTAAAAAGATATGCAGTTGTGGTTGATAGCATTAATAATCGTGTGCAAGTTTGCGAAACAGATAAGGGTGAGTGGGTAAAATTTGACAACATCAAGGAGTTTCTAAAACCAACCACCAACACAGGCAGCCCAAAATGTGAACGGTGCGAGCATTTTAACAATGAATCGTTGGCTGATATTTGTGCTGGATGCTCTAATATGTATATCAGTAGGTTCACACTTCGGGCGAGTGCCTGAGACGTTGTCCAAAATGGTCTTCTTAAATTTATTATAGGTGGTTTTTATGGATTGGGTTTGCAGTGGTTGCGGTAGGCATTTTTCATGGGCGGTGAGTTGTTGTCCTTATTGCATTGGTGTAAAAACCACGGTAACAACGGGTGGAACTCAGCCCACATCGGACAACAACGAAAGGCTTGCTATTGCTTTGTGGAAACGGGTTGTTGACGCTGCCGATGAGGAGTTGACCGATGGCGAGTATTTGGGTATGCTTACCGTACTGGTTGATGAATGGCGTAGCGCAACATCAGCCATTTCGTGAACGTTGTAGGCCATTTGGACAAGTCTTAAATTATAAAGGAGTCGCTAATTATGGATTATAAAAAATGTTGGAATACTTTACGTGCTGAAAGTGGTGGTCGGTGGTGTCAACCTCATCCAATGTCTAACGAGTTGTTGACTATTGGCGAGCTTATGCGTAATATGGAACGGCGCGACTCCGAATCTGAGGAGTTGTCCACAACAGACGTTCAACAGCTAAAGGCTAAAATTGGCTCAATCGAACAGTATGCATATGAGCAACTTCGTTTGAAAATGAACCCGTCCGATATTGTACTGGCCGTGGCTGCTAAATTGAGCCAACTATCAGCCGTTTAGCACACGTTGTGACAAAAGTTTTAACTCTTGGAGAATTGTATGGCAAGTTTTAAATGCAGTGAGTGTGTTGCCAAGTGTATTTGTAAAGTACAGAAATTTGATCCTCTTTGCGACGAGTTTCGCCAAAAACTTGCCGACACTGCGGAGGCGTTAAAACCTTCGCACAACACAGGCAGCCCAAAATTGCCGAGTTTAGAGGAATGTTTGGAAGAGTTTGGTGTCAACCATGAACTTTGGTCAGATGGTCAGCGGCTTACTCATAGCTACGTAACCAAAGTATACGAATTTATAGCTCGGCAACTTCGGGCGGGTGCCTGAAACGTTGTAGGCCATTTGGACAAGTCTTAAATTATAAAGGAGTCGCTAATTAT